ACCATTTATGTACTGAGGCTTTAATCTTAGCTTTAGTTTCTTCTGAAGGATGAATGCCTAATGGCCTTTCACCATCGCTTAACAATCCAACTGCAGCTAACATTGCGCCTTTAATATAGGTATCTTTGGCACATAATACAGCTAATTTATGCACTTTAAGATGGTCTTCGGCTGTTAATAGTATTAAATTATCTTTACTATTATCTATTTCATAGCCATTCCGTTTAAACCAAGAACGTGGAATAATATGATGTTTATGTCCTTTAGTGGGCTTATTTAATTTCGCAAAGTTAATAATATTCATCATAGCTACGAAATGTTGGTTATAATCAAATACATCCAATATATTATACATTAATCCATTCCTGTAAATGAAATCGATAATTCTTTCTCTTTCTGTGAAACTGTCAAAGATTTCTGGTCTTTAGCCCATTCATCTTTAGACCTTCGTTCAAGTATATCCATTAATGTCTTAGCCGACTTATTAAATCTTTCATCAAGTAAAGATTGAGTTAACTGTAATTTAACTAATGTCAAATTATCATTATATACAGCAATCCATTCGTCATTAAATGCTTCTATAATTGTTCCTGGATCACAATTAAGTCTGCATACATTATACCATTCTTGTGCATCTTTGGATGAGATTAAACCAACACTACATGCTCGTAAACGTTTACAATCTCTAGACAATGTTACATTATTACGTGTAACCTGCTTAGTATCACTAAACAGTTCTACGCCATCTTTAAATTGTTCTTTAACCCATTCCAACAGTTTCATTATTCTATCCCATGATCTATAGCTGATAGCTTAGACAATAATTTAAGATATTTATTATTCTCTTCAAGTTCCTTAAGAATGCACGCTAAGAGTAAAGGAATATCTTTAGCTGTATCTCTTAATGGTTCTTGTGCTTCGTTGATTTCTCTCTTTATTTGTTTCTTATTTGTTGCCATAAATAATCCTTATGCCAGCAGATGGATTTGAACCACCGATGTTAACCTATTGAAGGACGTGATCTACAGTCACGCGCATTCAGCCTCTCTGCCATACTGGCTAATAATGGAACCGGTGGTAATCGAAACCACCACAGATGGCTTGCAAAGCCTTCTCGCCTCCTTGGTTCATGCGATCCCTAAATGTACAGCCTAGGTGGGATTCGAACCCACACGAATAAACAAATGTTATTCAATAGGAACAATCTTTGCTAGCTATAGCGGATAGTAATCCAATCCAGCTAGGCTGTTATACTAAATAATTAGTTATCGTTAAATTCGTCCATCGCTTCACACAATTCTTTAAGTTTCTGAAGACGTTCTTTCCAGTTATATCTTCTCTTTCCGTCACCCCAAAGATAGTGAATAACGACATGGCTAGTAGAATTTAAACAAACAAATCTGGACTCATCCGATATATCAGAATATTGTTTAGGGTCTTCACAAAGATGATGTAAATTAAAGCCTTTGGCTAACGGAGAACCAGTTACATAGTCGTATTTCTGTTTCTTCTTCATCCTTTGTCTAAATGTTGCCCATTCTTTAGAACGTCTAAACAATACTTTCGGATCAGTTTCTTTCTTAGCTTTACGCTTTAATCTCATACAATACCATATCTATGTAATATATTCAATTCCTTTACGAATTCTCCATGTGGATAGTCACATGCGGTCTTTGTGCATTCTTCTTCGGTAAGATGTGTATTCCAGTATCTTCTGAATCCATAACCCAGATTCTGGTCAATTACCTTTGCATCTACCTTATGGCCACGCTTAGCACCAACTTTACGTAATAAATACAGAATTGTGTGATCATCGAGTGGTGTATCTTCAATTAGCTGATCAGTTAAGAACGGAATCATCTTGTCGGTTACAGTTGAACGGTAACACATCCATTCACCTGCAGTTGCAACATCATCCTGTGATGCTAAGAAATCATATCCTTCCATATTCTTTGCTACTTGTTCGATATATTCTGATTCATATAGACAGTCATCGTCAACTGTTATATCGATGAAATCTTCACCTTGATGGCGCTTCCATGTAGGAAGAAACTTGTCATATACATGCTGATCCTTATCCTTCCAGTAAATCTTTACCGACATTTCTTTCAAGAATTCAGGAATATCAGCCATTCCATTCGGGAATTGTTCGTAACTAAGATTAATTTCAATTAAATCTGGCTTTCTAGTCTGGTTAAGAATTGAATCTAAAGTTGGCTTGCAGCTTCCGATTCTCTTAGACCATGTTGTCATTGATACGATTATTTGCATTATTATTCCTCTTGTTTATTTAATTTCTTTCCGCATATTGGACAGAATTTACAGTTTAATTCAACGAAATCCCATCCGCCTTGATTATATAATCTAATTATATTATCTTTGGTAAATATCCTTGAATCATATCCACCAAATTTATTGTCCTCAAATCGTTTATCTCTATTATCACAGAATTCACACATTAATTATTCTCCTTTAACTAAACCACCGATAAACTCTGGATGTCTTTCACAATATTCGTCATATTTCTTAATTGCATTCATTTGATCTTCTAAACTGCAGCCTTGTGTTGGAATATATGGTGGTACATCTTGATAAATGTCAGAATTCCAATCGAAATAATCAGCATTTATATTCTTAATTGTGTTAATATCCTGCTGCATTTGTTTCAACGTCTGTTTGATTTCCATTATATCTGCTTGTATATCAGTCATATTCTAATCCTTATTTGTCTTGTATTAACTTTATAACTACTATTGTCCATAATGCAACCATAATCCAGCTTAATGCAGTAGTTATATTATTTAAATGTGTTGATAAGTTATTTATTGTTTCTACTATCAAATTTAATTCATTACTGGTCATTATTTAACATCTTCCTTCAATATCATTCTTGATCGTATCTTGGGTCATAATACTCCTCTTTATCTTCTTTGTTATTGTATTGATTTAGCCAAATATCAAATACCTTAGTATCTTGTTCTCTGACTCTTCTCTTCATATCTTCAATTTGCTGTTCGCTGTACATATTCCATTACCAAATTATATAATTGTATACTATCTTCAATGTTGTGTTTAATTCCGTTTATAATGTATTCCTGGTTTGGTATTCTAATTCCGGTATGTATTTGCTTATCTGTCTCTTTCCAACGTCCCACGGTTGATTTATGAGCATTTATTAAGCAATCTAATATATCAGTATCTATATTAAACTTCTTAAATATAATTTCCAACATATCTTTGTCATAATTATATTTACCATAACCTTTGAAACAAATCTTATAACCGCTAAGCTTATAGCGTTTCAACAATAAATATATAGTATCTAAGAAACTCCAATAATCTGTTACTTCAGTTATCCTATGTCCATTAATTTCATTAGGAACCTTTGTAGCTACTTCATGATAAGCCTTTCTGCCAGGTCTAGGAATTGGCGGTAATTTACAAACATAAGTATCAGTTCCATTATCATCTGTAAATGTAATACACCATAAACGTGTATCTGGATCATAATGACCACCATTCTTAAACAATTTCTGATTTAAGTCCTTAGAAAGGCCGTCTCCTTCAATATCTATTGTTGCTATCTTCATATTATTCCTTAAATATAGTAAATTATTTGTTACATTATTATATATAACGATTTATTCTATAAATTCGCTATTTATACTGTTTATTATTGAATACTAATTATTATATCAGAAGAATACAAATAATAGTTTACAAATTTACGAAATTTACTATATTTGTATTATATATAATATAGGTTGTGAAGAAAGTTCCTGTATATAATTCAGACCGAAAGGCTAAGAAACGACTAGAAACAACAAATATTCGCAGATAACTATCGTGTCTCACTGAATTGACATAATAAAGAGAACGGAAACTATATACCCAATGACGGCCCAGAGAATATATTTCTAAAGTAATTGAAATAATCCCGCGATCAGTAAGTATATAGCAGGTTATAGGTGAGGAAACCTATAATAAGCTCAGGCGACAAGTTCGTAATTCCAAACCCATGGCTGAACGTAACCCTGATTAAACTGTTCCATCGAGTAATGTTTCGCAAACATTACATACGGCGTCTACGGTTTCTATTGATGTAGCTGGTATACAGCAAGACCGATACCATAAGCAATAGAGTAAATCCACGAGATCTATCAGATTTCGGCAGCTCATAGCCGAGATCTATCCGAACGAAATTCATGAGAAGCTTGCGAGCGCGAAGCCCTAGCGCAGCAGAGCAAGCACATGAGTCATTAAAGATTAACAATCGATAAATTGAGCTTGTCAATGACAAATCAAATGGGGTACTATACATTAATTTAACGACGTTTATTTCTCTTTACCTTCGCAGCTAGCTGCTTCGGTGCCGCATAGGCGGCGTGAAATTATCTTTAATAACGTCTATTATTAACGTCGATATATACAGAACTTTATTTAATATATTTACAAGACGTAAATAATTTACTATATTATAAACATGAACGTTAAGAATATACGATTAAAGAACATTAAACAATTAGATAAAGTATACAATCGTTTAATGAATAATACAAATATGTGGCGTAATAAATATATTAAGATGGAAACATCTTTATTGCCACCAGAAATAGTAATAACTGATAGTCGTTCAAATAGTATAGTTAAATATTTCGTTAAATAAGAGTTTAAGACTGTTTCACGTATTGTTTCATATCACATTAACCTTTCTATATATTTATACCAACGTGAAACAGTCAAGAATTTGACAGAACGGTAGCATAAATGCAGTATATACCACTTGACTGCAATAAATCATGACACATTTCAACTCTTTCTCAGTGTATCGCTACTTAGTATGTCGAGAGTTTATCTTCTACAGTCATAACTTAATTCCTCATACACATAGTTAATCAAAGAATCCTCTGTCGCCGCCGCTTCAGAGGATTTCTTGTTATCTGAAATACATATAGGATGTCTGAATAGAAATATTTACATCGTTAGGTATTTACAACTGTCATATAAATATCTATATTATACACATAACGATTAACAATTAACAAATAAGGAATAAATACTATGGCAAAGAAACATAATACTTACAAGACTCCTATGATGGCTGACTGCCTTTCTAAGTATTTCGCACAAACAATCGTCATTAATCCTACAACAATAGATTCTGTTGCCAAGGAATTTGATATTGAACTTGAAGATGATGATTTCGAAACCAATAAGGCAAACGGCTGCATTATTAGCACTAAAGAAATGGGTGATACATTCTATTTCAAGGCTGAATGGGATAATAATGATAAGGAAGCAGCAATACAGGAAATCTTAGCTATTCTCGAAATGAAAGTAGGTCCTCGTTCGCCGAAGAACGAAATCTATTACAAGGTTAATGAATTCTGTAATCAGTTTGACTTAAATTCTTCGTTCGATTTCCTTGCATCAAAGATTCGTAAAGAATTTGCTGGTACACCTAACCTTGAAGAAATTATCTACACTGTTCTTGACTAAAGAGAATTAAACACATAACAAATATAAAGGAATAAATTATGATTGAATCTACAGAATCTATTATTAAGAGAAACAAGGCTGCTGGTAAGTCTAAAGAAGAAACTTGGCATGAATGCTATGGTGGCGTAAATATGCCTGCATTCGTTAAAGTAACATTGGAGAACGATTTCAATTATTTATGGGATAAAGCCTAATGACACTTAGTGAATTCTTATATGAAGTATATGAACAAATGGATATAGCAGCGTCTGAAGGAAATGCACTATTATATCATGATCTGTCTACACTTTCTGAAAGGATAAAGAAACAACTAGGAATAGAAACTCCTAGTTGTAGTCAATATGAACCTCATGAAGCAGATTTATTCTTCAATTCCTAACATTATCCTATAGAAGTCTTCTATAGATTTATATTTAGGATTATTTCTAGTTTCCATTCTGCCAGTAGATACTGGTTTATTTACTGATGCACGATAATTATAACCTAATTTGTTTCCAACAAGATTAGTAATTTGAGGCTTTGCAACTACATCATATGTCTGAGTTCTTCTGCCATTTACTGTAATGGGCTGCATCTTTCTAGGATCATATCCTGGAAATTGTCTTGTTAACTGTCTAATTTCATTATTAGATAGTTGGTCATAATTACTATTATGTCTTATCGCGTTATCATCTAAATAATGTTCATTCCATAACAAATTACCTTGATCACCTTTAAGGTTAAATCTATTGCCACTGATTGTTCTAAAGCTTTCAGGGGCATTTATATTATTACCAATTCTTGTACCTGCTGCTAATGTAGCATCATATAATTGTTGTTCTCCAGGTAATACATTCGAACGCGGAAATACAGCTTCTGGTTCAGTATGATTCTTATAATTAGGTAATCTATCGTATGTGATATCTTCAGCAATTGCAGCTAAAGCATTCTCTTTAAATTTACGTCCGTCGGCTGCAGATATTTCACCTTTAGCTACACCAGCATCTATAGCTTTGTTGAATTTCTCAAGTTCAGCGGCAGTTTGCGGTTTAACAACATAACCTTTCTTTGAATTTCTCAGAAATACAGGTAAAGCAAATGCATTCATTGCAGCTTCCTTACCTGCAGTATTCCAATCAATATCATCACCATTAATTGCAGGCTTAATAACAGATCCATATAAAGGAATAAAGTCTTCTGCGGCTAAGTCTAAAGTCTCAGAAATAGGTCCTTCCGGATTATCATACATATTCTTTAATGCACGACCACCAGGAATTAATCCCATAGCCATTGCTATTAATTCTTCTCTTGATGGTAAGTTTACACTTAACCATGGTTTATTTGGATTATACGGTTCCATGTTTCACTCTATCTCCTAATTCTTTCTTCTTAGCGTTATTCCAGGTATTGATATCACCTGTAATGTAGCCAGTTATACGTCTAAGTCTTTGAAATCCTATTCCTTCTCCAATACCTTGTTCTTTCGCATTCTGAGGCACCTCTGGACTTGTTTCTGTCTTGTCCTGTATATCTACATTACAACGTCTTAACATCTCATTATAACTCGATTCTAAGCATTCTGTAAGGTATTTACACTTCTCAGTACATTCATCGCAACTATTTATCATCTTTCTTACCCCATGTGCCATCTTCAGAATCAAACCATAACGATCCGAGCAGTAGCACGAGAGTAATAAATAGAACGGTAGTCAGGCCAATCAGTATATCAGTTATCATCCTTCTTCTCCTTAGAGAATAGTGTCTTTAATGCAACAATTAGCTGCACGATAAATAATGAAATATCTAATTTATCTCTTGTCTTCATTTCTCTTCTCCATTCCTTCTATGGTAACAGAAAGCTTAGCCAAATTAGTGTTAAGAATATTCAGCTGATTCCTTAAATCTTCCAGGATTTCTTCCTTATGAACGTCACTATGTTTCAAATTGTCGACTTCAAATCTTAATTTAAGGATATCATCGTGTATACCCTGACTATCTTCATCACGTTTGGAAGCTGTAGAATTACGCTGCATGTAAATAATTACGTACACGACAACAGCTGCAATTATAGCTGTTACGTTACCTGATTGAAATGCATTACTTAATACTTCTTCCATAATTTACCCCTGATTTGCATTAGGATCATACCATGGTCCTGGTGGATTAACATTTATTGGCGTTCTAAGCATTTGCATTGTGTTTGGCAACATCTTATAATAGCCATAGCAGAACTGACAAGATACGTAGCCAGGAGTATCATCTTCCGGCTGTACAGCGAATCTTAAACTGTCGAGATATGTATTATTTGGCTGTCCTAATGTAATATGCGTGAAATTGATTAAATTGTCCCAACCGTCAAATAAAGGCTGTTCATATACCTGAACTTCAGATTGTGGCTCAAATACTCCACCCGCATATTGCCATCTTCTTTCATATACCTTAAACGTGCAATATTGAGGAGCAGAAACTACAGCATTGATATGGCAGAATATTGGATCGAAGCCATATGGCATACCAGAACCAGTAGCTAAATCCCATGTTGCTTCTTCACCAGTTCCATAGAATTCACAATTCTGCTGCAAATTCATTGAAATGTTTGCACCTAAATACAGTTGTGTATTACAAGGAGCCATAACGTTAAGGTCATTAACGTATACTGGATTATTTAAATTACCACATTGCTGCAATGTTCCTTCAATCCAGCCAACATTACCTACAGTATCAACAACACCCAATACCTTTCCAACATCTGTAGATACTGGAATATGTGGTAGAATAGCATAAGGTTCCTGAGTTTCTCCAGCCTGCTGAACAAATATTCTATCAGCCGTATTGGATAACAATACAGTATCGGCTCTAGAATATGTAGGTCCATATGCATTATAACCAGAGAGATATTTAAGTTTAGAAGCTTCTATATTCTCTCTAGCCTGAACCTTCTCAGATTCTTCGAAATCTTGTTCTAAATTTGTAGCTACATAATTCTGTTTCATAAATCTCCTTATTTCCCTTGTAAACCGCCCCATGATTGTGGAATATAACCAAGTTCTACTAAACCTATAACTGTATTCCAACCACAATGGTCGAACGTAAGTGTATGATCAGTCGGTGGATTGGCTTGTGTAGATGCTTGTTCATATAAAGCTAATGCACCGCCTTCTACTTTAGTACACCAATAGAACATTTGTGACATGTCAGTAACACTAGATGTATCAAATAATGGTACAGAGGTTAAAGAAGAACAATCAAAGAACATATATTCCATATTAGTAACATTAGAAGTATCAAATAATGGAACTGTTTCTAATGCTGAACAAGACTGGAACATTTGCTGCATATTAGTAACTTTAGAAGTATCAAATAATGGTACAGTTGTTAAATGTGTACAAGCCTGGAACATGCCTTCCATATTAATAACATTAGATGTATCAAACAATGGTATAGATGTTAAGTTAGGACAACCCTGAAATGCATAAGACATGTTACTAATACTAGATGTATCAAATAAAGCTACTTTAGATAAGTTTGTAGTTGATTGAAATGCATATGCTAATGAAGCACAAGCAGTATAATTAGAATTCCAAACATTTGCGCCAAGTATTTCTATTAGATCTAAATTACCACGTGTAAGGTCTATCCAATTAGTTTGACGACCGCCTGGAATTTCTGTACATATATCATATACATCAGCCTGTCCAGCAACTGGTGTTACACTTGCTCTTGAAACAGTTGGTGCATCTGAACCAGCATTCATCTTAACTCTAATTGTTAAACCTGGCAGATTAAGCGGATTATAAGGATTTATCATCTTAAGCCAGTAGCTTGCTGGTGAAATTATTACAGAATTACCATAATTAATCATATAAACTCCTTATTTCCAATCAGATGGAATCTGTGCTAATTCAGCAGCTCCAGCTGTAGTATCACGACCACAATCATTAAAGCAATAACTATGCGATGTTGGTGGATTAGTTTGATTAGCCATCTGATTATATAAAGCTAAAGCACCAGATTCTACTTTAAAGCAATCTTCAAATGCATATGATACTTGAGTAACCTTAGATGTATTAAATAGCGGTATTGCTTTCAATGACATACAATGTGAACACATTTGTATCATATACGTAACATTAGAAGTATCAAATAACGGAATAGTTTCTAAATATATACAGTTACTGAACATTTGAGACATATTAGTAACCTTAGAAGTATCATATAATGGAACTGATGTTATATTACAGTCACTAAATAAGTAACTCATGTTAGTAACCTTAGATGTATTAAATGCAGGAGCTGTAGTAATATTTGATGCAGAACACATACCATGCATATCAGTAACATTAGAAGTATCAAATAATGGAAGAGAAGTTAAAGAATCACATCTCATAAACATATAGCTCATATCAGTAACACTTGAAGTATCAAATAAAGCTACTCTAGTTAATGATCTACAGTAATCGAACATTTGATACATAGATGTTACATTTGATGTATTACCAGCTATTACTTCCAATATATCATTACATTGGAAGAATAAGTTAGTGAAGTCATTACTGTTTCTATGTATGTCCCAAATATTATTACTACTGTCTACTAATGTTTGAGTATCACCCATTGTAGGCGTATATCCAGCTTTAAACTTAGCCCTTATAGAGTTAGATTCTAATGGTATCTCTTCGAAATTACCAGTTACTGAAACGTCAGAATAACCAATAGTTAACGTGTTTCCAGATAATGAGGCACCATCACCAGCTATACTGTAGCCAGTGAAATTATATCCTGTATCTGGCGTATTGCTCAACGTTACATTAGTTCCAAATTCTCCTGCATTAGGATTAGCATTAACACTACCATGATTACCGTGAGTAGTAACCATGTGTAGCGGACGTTGACACCATTTGCCTACAGAATTAGTAATTATCCTGCCATTATATAGAATCATTTATTACCTTTAATTAAGAAGCTGTACCACCCCAGGATGTTGGAATCTGTGCAAGTTCAGCTGCACCTGTTACTGTATTAGAACCACAACCAGTAAATGTGTTACTATGACCAGTTATCTGTGCACCTAATGCAGCGAGTTTATTATAGAGTGCAAGAGCACCAGATTCAACATTTGTACAGCCATAGAATGCGTTATTACATGATGTAACATTACTTACATCTAAATCAGGAACTGCTGTTAAATTTGAATTATAGTCACACATTTCATTAATCGTTGTTACATTTGGTGCATATATAGCACCAATCGAAGTTATAGAAGAACCAGCGAAGAACATATATAATGAAGTGGTATCAGGAAGATACAGATTTCCAACAGTTCCTGTTAAGCTAATTAGTGATGTTGGTACAGCGGTCAGTCCTGTACCATTAGCTCCTAATAAACCAGTTACAGCAGATTTGCTGAAAGAATTAATAGCTGAATCAGAAGGGAAAGTAATATCGTAAATATCGCCTTCTACTTGTGTAACAGTAATTGACGGATCTCCTGCCCATGAAGATCCGAGTTTAATTCTGAATGTCTTAGCTGGAAGATTATATGGATTATAATTCGGTCCTTCCTTCTTCTTCAACCACTTGTCGGTAGCTACATTCTTTAATACCTTATCGTTATATGTATAAACGGTTATTGCCATATTAAATTCTCCTTAAATTTCTTGTATAATAATTAGAATTAAACTCCTTGTGTCATCAAGAATGTCTTAATCTGATTATCTTCTTCAGTAGTAGTAGCACGTGCAATACCAGCTGCACCATAGAATTGAGCATTTGGAACATATTCTGAGCCATATCCTGCCCAGAAAGTAGTCATCTTTGGATTCATTGTTCTACTAAAGCTGCCACCAGAATATGTCCATGATTTAGTATTATCGTTTAAATTTACTATATTTACGCTATTACCGTTTACTGTAGCCTTATATATTGTATCGGAAGTAAGAGATAAACCAGTATTAATACCGCTAGTTGTATGGAATTGAATATTTGCACCAGCACATCTAAACATATATACGTAGCCATCGTTTGCATAAGAACCATACGTTGAATTTCTCCAACATAATATACCACCAGTATTACCTGACGAGCATACAAACCTAAAGAAATAGCAATAGGTATTATTCTCAGCCTTCATTAAATTTAAGTCATCATTTGACATAGATACATAAAGATGGCTAGTAGCATTTCCTGAACCATTAGTTATATAACAATTACTACCACTACCAGTCTTAGTTAACGTTCCAGATTCATATCTATTAAAGCTACCTAATGTAGAATTTGTAGCTAAATTAGGAATCTTATCGCCATCATAATCATTGGCTATATATACGAAATGCATATCAGAAGGAAACGGTAATACTGGTGTACTTCCATTATAGCCTACAATTAAGTTGTTTCTTCCAAGAATCTTGTTATTATAAGAAATAATCATACCAAATTTCCTTTATATATTGTAGGATTAAATACATTTGCTCCTGGTTTCTCCAATTTCATTTCAGTAAAGGTTATAATTTGCGTCTTTAAGTCTTCCAATGTTCCTAAAGACAACCATATATAATAGTTAGTAGAAGAATCCAATGTAACTGTTCCAGTCTGTTCTAAGGATATTGCAGTTCCCCAGTTATCATGGTCATACATCAATATACCCTGTGAACGGCTACCTTCATAGCCAGATGAATAAGATATATTTAACGATGTATCAAACCATACACCTAGCTGTCTAAGAGATGTAGATGAAGAGGAATTCCAGAAATCTAAGCCTAAAGGAGCAGTCCACTTAATGCTGAAATTATAAGTTCCAGATTCTTCTGGCTGATAACGTCTATATATTAATTCATTCCAGTTACCAACACCATAAAGATTTAATGTATTATTATTTGTAACAGTTATAGTATTATTAGAAACTGATTTAGGAGCAATAGTCCAGTCAGACATCGGTAATAAATTGATGCCTGTATCTGGAACATTAAAGCCACATGGTCTACCATTTATTGTATATACGTGATTCATATTTAAACCTTTAGCCTGTAATTATATTTATTAAATCAGATTCATTAGATGAGCCATAAATGTATATATCTTTATAATAATATGACATAAGAATTTCTTTAACCTTAGCAATTGCTGTAAATACACCACCAGTGACTAAATTACCAGAACATGTATAATTACCATCTATATAATGCTTAGCAATACCGGTAGAGTTATTAATTAATAAGCTATGTATTGCATAAGTTGTAGAATTAGGTGTTGATTGATTATAATAATATACAGTTTCTGAATCCTGAGGTGAACGTCTTGTTACATTTGATTGAAGATTATCACACCAGTCAGCAGGATTTGTGTCTGTATATAACTGACAACATCTAATTGGTTGATATTCTCTCCAGTTATTATGTGAACGGAATCTCCATACCTTTGCACTATGTGCCGGCCATGTACCACTAATTCCATTAAATTCAATCCACATGTCACATGCGCCACTGTCTCTATTAATCTTATGAGAAATCTGAAATAATGTAAATGGATAATTGCCTAGGTTAACATTATATGTATTTGTAACATTTGAAGTAGCAGTATCTTCTGTGTTATTAGAGTAAATTAAAGTAGGTGGTTGAATATCAAGTCCAGTATACCATTCATTATCGGTACTATTTAAGATTTGATTATTATATGTATATATCACTTTAGTCATATTATTACCTTTAATTAAGAAGCTGTACCACCCCAAGATGTTGGGATTTGAGCTAATTCTGCCGCACCTGATACTGTATCTCGACCACAATATATGAATGTATATGTGTGAGTTGGTACATTTGTTTGTGACGATGCTTGTTGATATAAAGCTAAAGCACCAGATTCTACTTTATAACAGTAACGGAAAGCATAACTCATATTAGTAACTTTAGAAGTATTAAATAAAGGTACAGTTGTTAAATGTGTACAACCCTGGAACATTTGATACATATTAGTAACCTTAGAAGTATCAAACAAAGGTACAGAAGTTAAAGAAGAACAAGAAACGAACATACTGTTCATATTAGTAACCTTAGAAGTATCAAACAAAGGTACAGAAGTTAAAGAAGAACATGTATTGAACATACTACCCATTCGAGTAACACTTGAGGTATCAAATAATGCAATAGAAGTAAGATTAGAACAATTAGAGAACATATTAGTCATATCAGTAATTCCAGTAGTATTTGCGCCTAGTACTTCAACAACATTAGTAGAATATAATAATAAAGAATCAAATGAAGTTCCACTCTTATAAACATCATAAACATCACTAGTTCCAGTTACTAAAGTAGCTGTTCCATAAGATGTGCCATTGGATTTAGTTGGCGCATTTCCATCACTTGTTCTGACACGAATTGTATTTGGTGGTAGATTAAGTGGATTATACGGATCTACACCGCTAAAGATCTTATTAGAACCGAGATAAACCTCGGAAATCTTATTAGATCCGAGATATATCTCTTTATATTTGTTATTTCCTATATAGATACTCATATTAAGTCTCTGGAATTAAATAAATTACTGTTGCTACTGGATTTGCAGGTAAGGCTGTTACAGAAACAATATCAGTAATACCTGCACTTGTTTCCCAAGAAATAACATTAGATGTTATATCTACACAGTTACCTTCTGTAAATGTTGGGATTGCACCAGTAGCTGCCTGTACAGCCGTAACAGTAGCATCATATAATTGTGCTTCGGTTACTTCACTTCCCTGAGCAGAAATAATAGCAGAAGCGCCAGTTACAGAAATTGTAATATTGTCACCAGCTACGATTTCAACAGGTGTATCAAGAGATACCACGTTATCATTTACTGTAATACCGTCAGAACCAGATACAGGAGCTAAACCAGTAACGGCTATTACATCATTACTGTCAATAGAAATGTATTGTCCAGCTGTATATGTAGAACCACCACCTTCTGAAGAAATTGTAATATTATTACCAGATTCAGTAATTGTAATATTATCACCTGCTACAAGATTTCCAACACCAGTTACAGCGATTTCGTCATTCTCGATAGAGATGTAATCACCAGCTGTATATGTAGAGCCACCACCGGTTTCAATGGTTTCTGTAGTCCAAGTCTTTGGAGAAGTACCCCAGTTATATGTCCATTTCTCAAATGCATCGCCATTCTTATCGAAGGAGATAAATGTCATTATCTTATTAGTCCAGTTATGGTCAACACAAACTGCGTATTGCATATTACTAGTTCCGCTTTCTTGTTTATAAGCGCCGTAATATGTATATAATGCTAAATTAGGATTAGATGTCGTTCCGTATGGTAGAAGTACATTAACATCCTGTTTCCAGTTGCTAGGTATGTAATTTGGAAGATATACAGTCTGTTGCTTTGATATTGAATCAACAGTAACTTGACAAGCCAAACTTGAAGAAGGTGTAGAAGTACTTGTAGTATTTCCAAGATAATATCTATCAAGATTAACTGTAATACCAAGGCTTGGGTCAGGACGAACTACACCAAAGAATGTAATCTTTGATAAAGCTTCTTGAGCCCATTGTAAAGATTGTGCAGCATCAGTAGCGTAATTTCTCCAGTTAAACATAATTTCAAGATACTTACCATAAGGGCTAGAAGTTCCCGCCTGATTATACTGTGCTTTAAGTCTATAAGTACCGCTTTGTACAATACCGGTTGAGTCGCCTGTTATAGAAGTTGTTGTTAAATTAGGCCCACCAATACCGGTTTCAGCTGTAGTATAATAGAAGTAGATAGAACCTATATTTGATATACTATCATTAATAGTGAATAATATATAATCATCACTACCATTAAAGTCTGCTGGAGTTTCACCATAATAATAGTTAATTACAGCATAGCTATAACTTTCTGCATAAGCATTTCCAGATACAGAATCTATTTGATAGAATACAGTATCTGGAGCCTGGTCTGTAGGACAAATTACTTCAATAGGACCACCAGAAACATTACTCTGGATAGTAAATTTACCTAATTCAGTTGTTGGTAATGCACTAGCCATTGCAACTGTATCATCTACAGAAATAACGTCATTGGTTATATCAATTCCATTGCCTGCGGTATATGTAGAACCACCACCTTGACTAGTCCCGAGGATTTGATCATTTCCGACACCTACCAATCTATCATTGTATGTGTAAACGGTTGTTGACATAATAAATTTCCTTTAAATTTCCTTGATTAATAATTAGCTGATGCTAACTGTGTAAGTTAAGTCTGCTGCATTTGTCTGTGAAGTATAACCTAAATCTGTTTCCACTCCGTCTTTAATACCAGCAACATGCATAGTTACTGTCATAGAACCACCACCATACCATTTACCAGTCTTTACCTGAACTGTGGATGGAACATTGTCAGCTGTAAAGCTAATGTCAATAGCAGTAGCATAGAAAGACTTACCTTGATCGTTATTATCCCATTGAATAGCAGTCTCTCTATCAGATGTAGATGCTTCTTGCCAGCTACCATCATAATACCACAAAGAAGTAACTTGAGATGTAGTAGCCTGTACACCATCTATGTGTAGACCAGCCATATTGAAGTTGTCGTTTGAAGACCATGTTAAGTGAACTTTATATGAATCATAGCCTGTTGGCAAACTGTAAACTAGAGAAGAACCTACATAGGCTTCAAGAACTTGTTTGTTGCCTACATAGATTTCTTTAACTTCTTGATTGTTTATATTGAAACTCATGTTAAGCCTCGACAATTAAGTAGAGAACATCTTGAGTTGGCGACACAGGTAATCCAGTAACAACCTGAACATCTGTAATTCCTGTTAACATGTCCTGTTTACCAGAAACTGCTTCTGTAATTTCAGTAGTTACTTCAGTATCTGTAACGAAATTAGAAACATCTGGAATTGCGGATGCTAATGCATAATCACTAAGGCTAATTTCTTCGAAATCAACTTCTTCTTCATCAGGTAATTCTGGAATTAAACCAGTAGCAGTTTGAACACCTGTAACGACTGCATTGTAAACTTCCGTATGCGTAGCAAAGCCAGTAACCTCTGGAATTTCAATACCAGTTACAGAAATTGTAATATCAGAAACACCCGTAACTATTGTTATGTTATTACCAGCCTTTATTTCAAGTGCATTCATTTCTACGATTTCAGGTAACGGCTCTAGGCCAGTTACAGAAATTTCATCGTTCTCAATAGAAATATACTCACCAGCAGTATAAGTTGTTCCACCAGTTCCAGCAATTTCATAGTTATTAATGGATGTAACCTGATCATCACCGTTTAATTGAACAGTTGGAATTGCAGAAGCCTGTGCAAACTGAGTAAGATCGAGTTCTTCGAAATCAACTTCTTCAGAATCTGGAATGAAGCCAGTAGCAGTTTCTAATGCAGTAACAGTTGCATCATATACATCAGCTTGTGTAGCATAGTTACCTGCAGGCTGCAATCCATCTACAGAAACAACTACAGAAGTTGCAGTTTCTGTAATATTAACATTATCACCACCAACAAGGAATTTCTCAGCCGGCTTATTCTGAATATAGCTAGGATCTGCAGTATCAACTTCGGTCCAGTCAGATTGAACCTGTGCAGCTGGAATTGCGGTTACAGCTTCTTGTAATCTGTCAATATCATAACGCATTCCAGAACAAGACCAAATCATCGGTAACGTATTTACGTTCTGATATTCACCACGTTTATAGTAGATATCTCCTTCACGAATATGGATAAAGCTTTCTGCAGAAACAGAAGAATCAGGTCTACTGTCATCATATGCACCCCAGAATCTATTCTCAATACCATGATCACCAGTTATATACCATCTGAACGTTCTATTATCTAAATCATCATCCATAGTAGAACGAAGATAAAGACCAGGACCATAGTCTATATTTCCCCAATGTGCAATATTACCTAATTTAATCATTCCAGAAGCAGATTCAGGACGTGCATAAATATCAATAACATCAGTTACACCAATTTCATTATTATCAATATAGATATTAGCACCGGCTGTATATTCAGGTCCGCCTCCAGAAGCTGAAATAATTATAGAAGTTGCAGTTTCTGTAATAGTAACATTATCACCAGCAACTAGTCTAACTTCTTCTGGTTTATGTTGAATGTAGCTAGGATCATTAGTATCAACTTCAGTCCAGTCACTCTGAACTTGTGCTTCAGGAATTAATGCAGTAACATGCTCAATAGCTGTAACAGTAGCTTCATGCACATCAGCATTAGTAGCATAATCTCCTTCCGGCTGCAATCCTGTTACGTTTATTGTATTGTTTACAATAGAAACATAATCACCAGCTTCTAATTGATCTGGAATTTGTGCAGTTGCCAATTGAACCGCGGTTACAGTAGATTCATATACTTCTGTATGTGTAGCAAAGTCAGAAACGTCAGGAATTGCTGATGCTAATGCATAATCATTAAGATTAATTTCTTCAAATTCTACATCTTCAGTTTCCGGGAACATTGCAGTTACCTGTTCTTCAGTTACGAAAGAAGATACAGAATTATCCACATAGGTAGTTACATATTCTTCAGTTGCATATCCTTCCAAATCTTCAGCTGTAAGATAATCTCCTTCCGGTTGCAATCCCGTAACGTTAATTGTATTATTGGTAATATCAATATAATTACCGGCTTCTAATTGATCTGGGATCTGAGCAGTAGCCAGTTGAACACCAGTAACAACGGCTTCATATACTTCATCTCTAGTTGCGAAACCAGTTACAACAGGAATAGAGCTAGCTTGGGCAAACTGTGTGATGTCAAGTTCTTTAAATGTAACATCTTCTGTATCAGGAATAGCACCAGTTGCAACTTCTATAGCCGTAACTGTAGCATTATAAACTTCTGTATGAGTAGTAAAGGAAGATACAGAATTATCAACATATGTTTCAGTAGCATAGCCTTCAAGATCTTCTTGAGTAAGATAATCTCCTTCAGGCTGTAAACCAGTTACGGAAATTACATGATTATCAATATTAATGTAATCACCACCAGTATAGATATCACCAGAAGCCAGAGCAGTAATAGCTGCATCAATCATTGCTTCAACATCTTCTGGAGTAGTAAGGCCAGTTACATTAATTACATCATCTTCTGTAATTTCAATGTAATCACCAGGAAGGTATGTATGGCCACCAGAACTATCACCAAGAACGTTCTGATTTAATTTATGAATAGATACGTTATAAAGTACAGCCTTGAATGGAGATTCACCTTCAGATTTAATCTTAATATCCTGTTTGGTATCATCATAATCAGCTACAGTAATACCAGAGAACGAAATAGTTTCAGTCTCATCATGGGTCATATCCATTGTATATGCGCCACGATTATAGCCAGACTCAATAAATACTCTTTGACGAGTATTATCATGTCCTTCATATTTGTCTAGCTGAACAGTAACGTTCCAGAAATAAACACCTTTCTTAAGATTAAATTCACCATCAACTACAGTAATATCATCATTACGATTTCTAATAGAATGGTTACTAATATCAAGCTTATGATATTCTGTATCACTAATGGTAACACCCATGGTTGCAGCACCACGGCCAGTCCAGAATGAAGGATTACCAGATACAGAAGGAACAGATAAGTCAAATGTCTTTACGCCAGTTTCTGGGTCAGTAGATTCAGTAACGACAACAGTTCCATCACCAGATTCAATAGAAATATTAGAACTAGAAGAACCGCCGCCAGCTGCACCATTTGTTGGAACGACGTTATAACGGCTCATCACAAGATTGCCGAATCTATTGTATACGTAAATATCGTAAGCGTTATCTGGGCTAACTAATACAATATTAGAACCAAGGCTGTCTAAGGGAATCTGAAACGGATGTAAAGTTCCAGCAAAGTCCGAAGCAGCGTAATATTTGTCTCGTGTACCAGCTATATAAAGCTCAATATAGCCGTTTGTTAAAGGTTTACCTTCTGAATTAGAAAGTTCGAAAGTCGGGCAGAGTAAATAAGCCCACTGTAATTCCTGATCACCTGTTACCATATAATTCTTATCTCCTAAGCATAGCCGTATGGTTTATGTTATAACTAATAATTAGTGTTTAATAAGAATATACAGAATTATTTAGCTATTGTAAACAATAATTTACAGAATTTACTATATTTACGCTTATATATAATTAAGAGGTTAAAGATGTCAATATTACCTAAATGGAAGAATCCAGGCCGCAAACGTAAACTGGATATCAGCTTTAAGGATAATAATTTCACTAAATACTATGATTTAGATTTAGATGATTTCACAAATATTGTCACAAAGCTGCATAATAAAGAACAATTAGAGAATGAACAGAATGATCGATACGCTATGTATATCTATACGATTATATATATTGTATTGGAGAATCCCAAATTTAGTAAGAAGCCTTATGATGAGCGTGAAGAACTGGCGGATCAAGCTATATTCGAGCTACTTAATGGATTGCCTACATTCAATGTTGATAAAGGTAGTTCAATATATAGCTATGCATATAGAATTTGTTACACAGCTTTCTGTCATGTTTATACAAAGAAAGCTAAAGATTTGGCTAAACAAGAAGCTATTATTGCACATTGTTTAGAAGAACTTGACGAATATATAGACAGTATAACTGATCATAAGGTTAAACATATAAACAAGGAAATGAAATAATATGAGCACATTAAATCCTAGCACAACAATCATCCCTGGCGATACTGGCGCATGTGGTTATTACAGACTTATTCAGGTTGCAAATATGCTTCAAGGTATTGGTAAAGAAGTATATTTATTCCCACCAACCAAATTTAAAGGAATTGGTCAAGATATAATCTATACACAACGGATTACATCGAATGGTAGCTTAGAACCATTACTTAAATTTAAAGAATCGACTGGTATTAAACTAATTGTAGATTTCGACGATTTGACATGGCTATATAAAGGAGAAGGATTACCTGATTACAATTATTGTAAGACTAAGGTAGACTGCAAAGCTAATACAGAAGCAATGGAGAAGTACGCTGCAAAGGTAATTGACAAAGCTACATGTTCTACTGAATACCTTAAGAATGCATTATCTGAATTTATTGATCCTAAGAAGATTACAGTAATGCCGAATAGACTTAGCGTTAAAGACTGGCTGTTTGATACGGCTACATCAATTCCTGAAGAAGATATATTTATGTATGCTGGATCGGCTACACATTATGATAACGCAAATAAGAAATCTGGTGATTTCAATAACGGCTGGATTAAATATCTTTCTAATAAGAAGGTAATTACTATGGCTAATACACCATATTTCATTAAGCCAGTAGCAGCATTTCCTGGATATCCAATGTCAACATATCCACGTAGCTTCTGTAATATTGCACGTAAGGCTAAGTTTGTAATTGCGCCTTTGGCTGATAACGTGTTTAATAAATGTAAGAGCAATCTTAAATATTTGGAATGCTGCGCAGTTGGTCGTGTGTGCATTGTAACGGACTTTCCTGACTCACCCTATAAAGATGCTCACCCACTGCAGAAAGTCAGTCCAGACGCAACGTATTTATCAATAGAACACACTATAGAAGAGTGTAAGAAACATTACGGTGAGATATTACAGTATCAATACGATTATTTAAAGAACTACTGGCTAGATAGTCATATTAACGAGTATGTTGATGTTCTTAAATAAGACGTGATTATTAGGGTAACGCCCTATTAACTAGAATATATTAATAATAATAGTTATAATATATATAATATATAAAGAAAGACCTTAGGATTAACCTAAGGCCTTTATTATTTAGCGTGTTATTTCAAATTACATAGTTACGAGGTTCGGCTGAGCGTCCTTGATGAGGACTAATGCAGCACCACGAGGTTCAATACACTGCGATACGCCACCGACATACCAACGAGTTACGTTCGTACCAGCGAGGATATCAACAACGCGGCCTTCATGGATGGTGAAACCTTCGACAGAATCAGAAGTCTGATCAGCATTAGACCAATCGACCTTCTTGAGAGTATCGAATTCCTGAGCACCTTCAACACGGATGATACCAGTGTAGTAAGTACCAGCTGCAATCGTATTAACGAGTTTCTTGTTGCCGAAATCAGCGAGAGCAACGTTAGAACCGTCAGCCTTAACAGCTTCCTTAGTGCCCTGACCAGCGAAGTCAACTGCACGAACAGTGACAGCACCAGCAGTAGCGTCTTCGATAGCAATGAATGCCTTGAGGAAGCTCATCTTATTACCAACGAGGTTAGTAGCGTAGATACCTTCGACGAAGAGCGGAGTACCAGCCGGAATATCTTCAGTTACGCCAGAGAGCTTGAGAGTTGCAGTTACTGCACCTTCAGTCTGAACGAAACCAGAAACCGTAGCACTAGAGAGTTCATTTGCGAGGTCTTCAGAAATTTCGATAGACGGGAGGAATTGCTGTTCACGGAATTCCGTACCAGCGAACTTACCGTATACACCCTTAGAGGCAATCGGATCAGCGTTAATCGGATCAAAGCCCTTACCAACAGTTGCGAGAACCGAGTCAATCATCGGGTCAATGAAGCCGTAACGAGCATCGGAAGTGATAGAACCGAGTGCACGAGAAGCCTTAGAGAGCGGGAGGAAGCCAGTACCAACGAATGCAATGTTCTGACGGCCGAGGTCGTTCTTAATACAGTCAGCAACGAAACCTTCAGCAATAGCTTTACCGTTCGGGATAGCAATTTCCTTGTCCCAGTTAGCTTCGAGAACGTCAGTAATCATATCGGTCTTGATAACGATGTTACCGTGCTGGAGATGAGCCTTAACCGGACGTTCCTTGATTTCAGAAATATCGTCATTGGTAAGAGCTGTCTTTCCACCAACATATTTACCATTGTCCTTAACGACGAAGGTATATTCGGTAGAGTCGTTTCTCATATTCGGACGGAGCTGGTCAGCGAGGTAAGAACGAGCACCGATGTTTGCATAAGCTGCGGATTCTGCAGCACGAACTGCGATGAGGTCAGTAAGCTTGTTAGGTTGAAATGTATTTGCCATAATATTGTTTCCTTATAATAAATTGTGATGTTTATCCCCTAGGATGTTCACGTAAGTATCTATTCCAATAGTTTCTATCGTGTACTACGTTAGCTGTTCCTGGAGTGCTGTTGATTTGTTTACCGATAACCGGAAGTTCTTTCTTAGGTTCCTGTTTCGGCGTTACCGGAGTTTCGATCTTCTCGATAACCGGCGTCTTATTGTGATGTCTTTCTAGGATAGTATCTGCTACAGCTGCAATATTTCTCTTTAAAGCTTCCGGATCAGTGCTTCGGAACGTATAGCCTAACAATTTATTATCAGTCATCAGTTCTTTCAACACAATCGGATATTCTGGCATTGTACTGAGATAGCCAAATACTACGCCATTAGGATCGACGTCGGAAACTGCATCATAGAAAGCTTTACCATTATTGGCGATCAACGTTTCATATTCTTTACGTTCTTTCTCGTCCTGATAACAATTCTCTACTCTACGACGGTCTTCGTCTATGTCTTCCTGAAGCTGTCTGTCCCTCTCATAACGGCGCAGTTCATTTACTTCATCCTGCATTTCACGTTCATGGAACTTCCAGTCTACATAGCCATTTGGATCAGGTTTGCCATCTTTATCGATGAAATGTTCGGCCTTAAGACCTTTACCCTTGGCAATCTCTTCTTCGAGTGCCTTGATTCTAGCTTCTAGCTGCTTCTTCTCTTCTTTCGATTTCTTCTTAAGACGTTCGAATGCATAATCCCTACGATTCTGCGGTTCTTCCTTCTTAGGTTCTTCTTTAGGTGTTTCAGCTTTCGGCTCTTCTTCTTTCACTTCTGCTTTCGGTTCCTCAGCCTTGTCATCAGCTTTGTCTTCTACTGGCTTCTGTTCGACATCCTTGACCTCTTCAACGGCCTTATTATCATCAATTTCTTCGGCGGATGCTTCCTTAGAAACTTCCTCGGTTTCCTGAGTTGACGGTTCAGCTACTTCCTCGGATTGCCCTTTAAGTTTGGCAAGATATTCATTTACCTGTTCGCTATTCATACGGTGCGATAACCTCAATCGTGGAATTAAATCGTTTAGCGTAACCCACGCTGTTACGCTATATAGAATAATTAGTAAACTTTATTTACCTTTAACGAAATTTATGTAATAATCTTCCATAGATGGCGAATTTAGCCATTCTGCCATCCTAACTGGGTCAATATTGGGGTAAGGATATACCTTATCACCCATTTGAACCATGGCCATATTCGAATTCTGGTCATAGTCAATTGGTCCAATAAAGCTAGAAGATTGTGTAATATTACGTCTAGGTGTTGTATCATTCCAATATCTAGGATCTTCCTGCTCTCTTAATTCAGCTTGAGCTACCAATGAATTATACATTAAAGACTTCTGTGGTCCAGGCGGCATAGCTAAGAAAGCAGGATAATCTGGAAGTGTAGTAATATCTAGCAATTCTTCATGCTGTAGAGGTGTCTGACGCTCCGTAGCTTTACGGTCGCCAGACACTAATACATTATTACCTAATCCACGGCCAGTCATCACGTTGAAATGAATCATTATACACCTCTTGTTATTGTATTGACAGCGTCTTCTATACCATTAAGGTATGCATCAGTTTCACGTTCTTGATTGGATATATTACTTTCTGCAGCCTTGATGTTTACTTCCTGTTGCTTTAACAAGGCGTCGTTAGTATTCTTGTCAGCCGTAACGCCGAGTTTAGCAGATTCGATAGCCATCTTATCCTGTTCACCAACAACAAATTTATTCCAATCTTGTTCACGGTCTTCTCTTCTATTAATCATAGAAAGGCGTGCTTCAATTAATTGTTGCTTTAGCTGTTCACATTCTGCATTCTTCTGTTCCAATGCAAACATATTCTCATTCATTTGAGCTTCCATTTGCTTTAAGAGATGTACTGCACTAGGATCCTGAGTTTCAGATACGAACTGAACATCAGGCGGTAAGTTAGCTACGATATTACGAGATAAGTCTTCACCAAGATCGTTCTTAAGGGAATCTGCAAAGTATTTAGCTATAATCGGCTTCATATTATCAGGCATGATTGTAGCCAGTGCAGACAATTCTTGACGAGATTTCATTTCACGTGTAATAACAGATGGGCCATTCTCAAGAGTAAATTTGAAATCCTGACCACCAGTAATCATTTGAATGATAATCTTAGAAATGGAACGAACGGCCTTGAAGGCGTTATTATAATAATTTGCAGTATTGGATTCTTTAGAAATCTGTTGACGTAATATTTCCGTAGCAGTTCTTTCTCTTTCCCCACCCTGAATACCTGTTAACGGAATACCAGTAACATCTTCCAATAATGTTCTGCATGTAGATACCGTATTCTGTAAATCACCAGTCTCGAATCCTTCTGTGAGAGGAACCGGCTGATGTTCTCCTTTCCATAATACAGCTACGGAATCATCTTCGTTGACTCTTGCATAGCTTTCTTCAAGGCCGTCGATAGCATCAACGTTTACCATGTAGTTAGCCTTAGGACTTCTTCCACATCTTTCGATTAATGTAGAATATGCAATATTTGCACCTAATTCCAACGACATAGTTTGCTGAATAATACCATTATAGTCTATATCGCCATTATAATAAATTTCATTACCAGCCATACGTATAATAGGAATAATCTTGATTGGTAATTCATAGCTTTCAACAATCTTATCGCCACAAATCTTATACATATCTACGTAGCCAGCATCGTTCTTGCAATAATAAGAAATTAATGCAACAGAATCTTCAGGCATCCTCCATTGTTTGAAGTCGCCAATATTAATGAAACATGGCGTCATAGGATAGCTCATTGGAACTACGTCATCGCCATACATTCTCTTAGCTTTCTTTAACGGAATGAAATTAAGAATTGCACCTTCTTCTGCATCACTACCATCGACTGTGGCTACAGATGGGTCCATAGCAACAGCATTAATTCTATTAGCTGATTCAATAACAATCTTTGCTTCGCCTGTATATTCATCTGCAACAGTAGTTACAATCATATAGCCGTAACCAGTAAGACATGCCTTTCTGAAGGCGTCAACCATGGCTGATTTAGAATCATTATCAGCTTCAATTTCATCAATCATCTTCTGAACATCTTCTAAACCATTAGTCTTATCTACAAGTTCTGTATGCCATGGGCTATTAGAAACTGGAGATGCTATTGCATTACACAATACATTCCAGTTATTTAAGCTAAGATTAAGTCTATTCTTATTACGTCTATATTTCTTCTTAAATTTATCGTTCCAGAAATTACCGGAATACATTTCCAAATCATCCAGCGCCCTGTTGATTACTGTATTGAAACGGCTATCTGAACGTGTAAGGAATCTGTTACATTGTTCTATTATTTCGCGTTCTTCCATGTAAACCTCTTAATCCAATAATTAGATTTGAACTGTACTGAATGTAAACAAATCACCGCCAGTTGCGCTGCTGACACCAGTTGTCAGAACTGTATTCTTTACATACCACATATAAGGAACACTAGGAACTTTCTTTACACCCGGATAATATGTTCCAGAATCAGTCAGATACATTAACGTACCAACCATCATACCCATATTGGCCATGTTGCCACTATAATCTACTCTTGCAGATATCTTTACATTCTTAGATCCAATAGTGAAGAATTTAGCCTGGAATACATGTGTATCAGATGTCGGCGTGTCATTTGTATAAGCATAATACATCGCATCACCACGAGAAATAACAACACCACCAGTTCCCTGTGGAACAGTAGTTACAAGAGCACAAGTGATATTATTTGTTCTCATTTCCATAGTTCCAGTATTTCCAGTATATGTATAGATGTTATAGTTATCATACGCGCTAGATAACGATACATTTACCTTAATCGGATTTGTGCTTAAACCAACGTTATCTTTAATTGTTAAGCCACGAACAAGGTCAATAGTAGTAATATGTGGGTCATTAGTGTCAATCGTACCAATTTCAATCATACCATTAACAAAGTTATTAATGAAATTACCAGAAATAATACGATTTACTGTATAGATTGGATGAACTCCAGTTGCGCTAGGATCGGTATCGACTGTAATAGAAGATTCCTGGTCTATACCATAAACCTGAATTTCTACATTTGGACCAACATTGGAATCTTTCATATCGCAATAACCAGAATATATGTTTACATTCTGAACAGAGTTATAGATTGCAGCATATACTGCATCAAAGCTACCAGTACCAATTACTGTGCTATTCTGTAAATTAAGGTTATTTAAATTAATTCTATCCTGGCTAATATTGATTATAGAATCCTGAGCAATTAATGTACAACCTGTGTTATAGCCATTAGCAAATTTAACGACCATTTCACAGTTCTTAAATCTATAAGTATTTGCAGCCTTTCCTTCAAGAGTAATCGTACCTGCACAATTCTCAAGATAATAAGTATGTGCCGTTGTAGATTCTTTCAATTCAGCGTTAACATTAGTTCCTTTATAGTTAATTAACCATCTATCACTATCTACAACGTTCTCCCATGGATTCTGTGTAGTTAATCTTCCTTCCCAATCATAATTTACCTGTCCTTGCTGTTCTTTAATTCTAAGCCACATTAATTCTTTATGCTGGAAATCATTGAAGTCAGCTATACAGTTGCCATCTACGTGGATGTAAGGAGAGCCATAGAACATGTCTTCAGTTAACTGACAATTAACGAAATGACAGCCAGCTGAGATATTGTTCTTAGAATTGATTATACAATTACTAAATGCAGAAATAGAATTAAAGGACTTGTTGATATTAACAGTACAGTTGGTGAAGTTACATACCTTATCACATGCAACGTCAATATCTACTTCGCAATTAGCTAATGTAGTATTAAAGAATAGATCATTATTATCAACGATTACATGTTTAGGACTAATGTATAAATAAGCGCCCCAGGATGTCTTAACTTCCTTGGAATTCAGTTTAGTATTGTGGTTATAGAAATACGGATTGCCATTGAATTCAGTTGACCATATATTAGATGTTCCATTATCGATAAATGTTACGTCTTTAGCTATATCAACGACTGGAATAGTAAAGCTAAGGTTATTATACTTATAATACTTGTAATCACCATTAGCTGAGAAATAAGGTCTAAGGTTGGCTGCATTACAATAAGTAATCCATTGTTCCATTCTGGATGTATCTGAACTGAAATTCGTAGTATTCTGCGGGAATATACCATAATGTCTAGAATCACAATGTTCAGTTGGCTTTACCATTATCCAACGACCAGTTAATGCTGGACCCTGAATAATTGCGCCATTATCATCATTCTCTGTAGAATTAGCTACCCATACGTAATTAATTGGTTCTTTATCACCAACTTCATTATAGCCTAACAATGTGATTACTTTATTACCGCAAACTTCTGGAACATGTTCTACATTAAGTTCTCTAAGATCGTCTATTGTTCCAACACACATAGCAGAATCGCCCGTAATGTGTGCCAGAATGTCATTAATGTTCTCAGCAGTAAATTGTAAGGACCATAACGAATCGTCACTTATATCGATATCCTGACTGCGTAAAGACTGGAAATTACCGTTACCTATATACTTATAGAAATAAGCAATAACATCAACATCAACGAATACCTGATGTTGAGTTCTGCCATATTCATCTGTGAGAATAGGATTATCCAAATCTGTGCCATCGCTATCATAAATTGGTGCTACTGTATTTCCGTCTTTGACATTGAACATGACACAGCCATGAAGAGGCTTATTGTCATTGTCTAAATATCTGTTCCATGTGTCGAAATTTCTCATTACTGCTCCTTCTTCCATGTATCATATGCTTTCTTGATTAACGGATTATCATAGCCTATTGGTTTCTTATCTTTATTCCATAATATAGAGTAATTAGAAATAATGCGTTTAATAGTATTATCAAGTTCTTGCTGATATAATACATTGGCTACAATATTATCTTGCTGATCTTTCTTAGGTGTAAAGCTCTTAGATGCTTCTCTACCAGCTAATTTCTCAGCAGGTGTGGATGCATATTTCTTTGCATAATCAAATAGCTTTAAACCAGCTTTCTGAACTCTTTGAAGTCTATTTAAATCAGTTGGCGTAGTTAATACATGCTGCATATAAGGTGTTGCATCAGGAAGAAGTCTTTCATCATTTGTCATTCTTCCTATTTCTCCAGCATCTTCTTTACGATACAAAGATTGAACATGAGGATTAAGCTCTGCTGAATATTGTCCAACAATATTTCTTACTTTAGCCATATCTATATTTGCAACATCACCAGCAGTAGCTGCTAGTAATTCGTTCTTCATTGAAGATTCCGGTAATGATTCGATTTGCTTTCTAACTGCAGATTTAGGTACCATATTAGTAAGATAGCTTTGCATTTCAGTAACACCTTTGGTTAACGCATTAGTTTCTTCCTCTAAAGCTATTACTCTACCAACATCTGACGTAGGATTTACAATCTTGCTGCGTAGCCTAGAAGCTTTACGCCAATTATTCAATACTTCTGCACCAGCATTACTTCCTAAATCTATTACAGCATTAGCACCAATTTCAGGCCATGATTTAGCATATTTAGAATCTGATAGGTTATATGCAACATCTCTACCAGTTCGAATTGCTGGACCTAGCCAGAATTGTGTTCCAATTGGCGTAGGTACTATATCAGCTGCAGTACCAACAACAGATGTTCCTAAATCACCTAAAGCAGCCCATCTTGTATCTTTAGCTGTTCCAAACGTTGGTGCATCTTCCCCAAATAAAGCTGTTTCTGGTTCGTAAATATAACGCTGCTTCTCGTAATCTGTAGTAGCTAATTTCTTAGCGATATTCCAATCATCAACTTCTGCTTTACGTTTATGTACTCCAGCTTCATATTCACGTTCTGCTTCATATTCTGCTTTATACTGATTAGTCTTATCAAACCATTCTTTAAGATCTTCTTTACTTAACCAAGGATATTCATTCTTTAAAGATTGGAAACGAGGTTCAGATGGGAATTTACCATTGAGATCATTCCATATTTGTGCCTTTATTGCATTCTTGTCACCAAGGAAATTTGCGACATTCTTATATTTATCGGTAAATGCAGAATAACCCTCGAGTACATTGTAATCGAAGTTATCAGGATTAGACATGAAGTTAGGCAACTGGTCTGGTGCAACTTCACCAATCTTATTTGCCATTGTTTCAAATTCTTCTTGTGTCATAACACCTCTTATTTCTTCTTCTTAAGTCCTGCAATCTGGCCATTTACAAAGTTAATTTCATAACCTGCTGGAATTTCATCACCAGGTTTCCAATTCTTAACCTTTGCAGCGAATGCTTCCTGTTTCCTTAACTGTGCAGCTTTGGCAGTTAATTCATTCTTATCCTTCTCGTATGCCTCTTTCTGTGCAGTAGTCAATTTACTTGTATCTACTGTTGCAATATTTGCGAGAGCTGCATCTACATCCTTAGAAGTAGTGGCACTCTTACCTTGAGAAACGAAATCTGCATAGCGAACGGATTGCTGACGCGTATCAGTAGGTACTTCAGCTACTGCTGCTGCCTGTGGTGTTCTATCTTGACCCATACCTATCTGGAAACCTTGGAAAGATTCACCATAACGCTGACCTCTATATGCTTCAGGAACCATTGGTGCATAATAATTCAACTTTGCTGCTGCTTCATCGCGTTGACGATATAACTGTGCTAGTTTAGAAGGATCATCAGTTCTCATTATTTCATCGGCAATAGAGTTCAATATACCTTTCTGAACATCATAATGCAT